CCTCCGCGCGACCGGAACGGCAACATCCGGCGTCCCGATCCTCGTGATCCAAACTTCATGGTGGTGAAGCGTGGCGGTGAGACGTTCTACCTGCGCATCGAGGACCCCTTGCTCCAGAAGGCTGCAAAGAATCTGAACCCGACGCAGATGAATGCGTTCCTAGAGCTTTCAAACAAGGTGACGCGTCTGCTGTCGCGTTCGTTCACGACGGCGAACCCGGACTTCTTCGTGCCGAACGTCTTCCGGGATCTGCAGTCCGCTGCGCTGAACCTCGCGGCTGACGCCCCGGGTCTGGCCAAGGCTTTCAGCAAGAACGTGAGGGACAGGAAGGCATTCCGTAGCATTGCCGCGTTTGAATACGGGAGGTCCGGAGGCGATCCCGCCTTGCGCGACCTGTACGAGCAGTTCAAACTGGACGGTGGCTCAGTGTCATGGGCACAACGCGAAACTCCGCAAGAGGCGGCTGCCCGCATTCAGGATGACCTGAAGACGCTCGACGAACGGCTGAAGGACATCAAGGACGCCAAGGGCGCCAAGGAGACCATTGACGCTCTGTGGAAGCCCACAAGCAAGAGCTTCCGCGCTATGGTCGGCGCCCTCGAAAGCACCAACGCTATCTTCGAGAACGGCATCCGCTTCGCCGCCTATCGCGCTGCAATTAAAGTCGGCATGACCCGCGAGCAGGCGGCTATGATTGCCCGTGAGGCGACTGTGGACTTCAACCGCCGCGGTGAAGCTGGCGCCCTGCTGAACGCCCTGTACGCCTTCTTCAATGCCGGGGTTCAGGGTAGCGTCCGCACGGCGCGGGCGCTGTCGAACAACCCGTTCAAGACCGGCAAGCTGTCCACCACGCAGGCGGCGCTGCTTGGCATGATGACCACGGCTGCCACGCTGGCAGCTGCGAACGCGGCCATGTCTGACGAGGACGATGACGGCAAGCTCTTCTGGGATAAGATCCCGGACTACGAGAAAGAGCGCAACCTTATCATCATGAACCCGCTCGACGGGAAGACCTATACCAAGATCCCGATGCCCTACGGCTTTGGCTTCTTCCCCTATCTGGCGACCCGGACGATGGACGCAGCTCGTCGCGGTGACGATCTCGGCGCTGTCGGTCTGGACATCGTGACTGCTGGCCTTGGCAACTTCTCCCCGGTCCAGTTCGGTGCCGGCAATATCCCCAGTTCGGTTGCCCGCGCAGTGACGCCCACGATGGGCAAGCCGTTCGTTGAACTCATGCTCAATGAGAACTTCATGGGCAAGCCGATCTACAACGAGCCGTTCGACAAGGGTCAGTCCTACGCCTCCGTCGCCCGGTTCAATACGCCCGAAGGATATAAAGAACTGTCCCAGTTCCTGAACGACATCAGCGGCGGAGAGGGTAAACTCAAGGGCAACCTGAATGCACCTGCCGAGAGCTTTGAATACCTCACAGAGTTCGCCTTCGGTGGCGTGACCAATCTGGCCAAGTCGCTCTATCGGACGGGCGAAGAAGGCGATGTCGTGGCCGCTCCTGTGGTCCGTCGTCTTGTTGGCCAACCGGGTAAGGGGCGTAATGTCGGCGAGTATTACGAACGCGAAGAGAGAGCGCGCGTCGTGAACCAGCAGATGAAGGATCTGACCGGTCTTGAGCGGCGGGCGCTGATTGAGAAGTTCCCGGCGGAAACTAATCCGCGTGTTCAGTCGGCCTTGACCAGCGCCCGCTCTGCGGTTCGTAAACTGAACGAAGAACGCAAGCGCATTCGGAATCTGGACATCGATGAGGGTAGCAAGGCTGAGCGCCTTGAGGCTCTTCGGGAACGCACCGACGCAGAGTTCGTGCGCTTCAACCGGGTCTACAATCAGGTGGAGCAGGCGACCCGTTAAGGCCGCCTGCTTTCACGTTCTCAAAATGGAATAGAATCCTCATCATCCAGCGGACGCTGCGGTGCGCGCTGGGCGGGCGCTGCTGAACGCTGCTGGGTGGGCTGAGCGCCGTCCTGCTTAGGTTCATACATCGAGACGATGATGCTCTCACGGCCATCGTTGCCGCCGACACCAGCCGGATTGAACGTGCGGTCGAGCAGGATGTAGGGGCCGTTCTGCCCATCCATCACGACGCCGACGTTCTTGAAGCGGCCCTTGGTCTGGCCTTGGCCGTCAGTGTATTCGCCAACCTTGACGACCAGATCGTATTTCTTACCCATTCACTCTCTCCTCAGTTAAACAGTTTCAGCAGCTTCAAGGCGCCGCGCGGGGACATGAGCTCGGCTTCGTCGAGGTAGCCGTTGTGCAGTTCCCGCCACTCGCCGCGCTCTTCCTGAGTGAGCTTTACAACGATGTCGTGTGCCGCATTGCACCATTCATCCCAATCAACCATGTCGCCTTCTTCCCGAGGTTCCAGAACGTCGATGTGGAGCTCCTTCTTCTGGCGCGGCACTGCCGTTGTCTTGGCTGCCAGCTTCTCTTCGAGGCTCTGCACCTGCACTTCCGCGACAGGGGTCTCATCGAAGTCCGTGATATCGAAGCCCGTGATATCGACCTCGCTGCCGGTGATCTCATCGGCCTCGATCACACCCTCCGCCTGATTGTCCACGGCCACGGCGCGCTGCGCTTCGGTCGAGAGCGGCATGTACTTGCTGGCCCGGCGGACCACGGTCTTGCGCCACATTTCGGCTTCGTCCGTCTTCCACGGGCCGACGATGTTGCCGTCCTTGGTCTTAGCCGATGAGCGGTCGCGGATAGCAAGGATCTGTTCCTTGCTCATCACCTCGAACTGGGTCTCGCCGTTCTTCAGCTTCCACACGCAGTAGGCACCGACCATCGCGCCGCGATTGGACAGTCCGTGCTTGTGGACGATGCTGGAGTCCAGACCTTCCACAACCTCGAACAGATCGTTCTCGTGGACCAGCCGGCTTTCAATCTTCAGCACCTCACCGGACTGCATGGCAAGCTTCATCAGGCCCTTATAGCGGGGCCGGAATTGCGCCACGTTCTTCTTTAGGCGCCCATCCCATACCTTCAGGATGTCTGCCTCACCCATGTTCTTGTTGAGGCTCAGGCCCAGTTCTGCGGCGCTCAGGCACGCCTTCAGCAGCGAGCCGCGGTCACAGTCCAGCAGGTCCATGTTGTCGGCCACAGCGGCGACGACGATGCCTTGGAATTTATCGACGCTCATCGCCTGCGGCAGAAGGCTACGCAGGTGACTCTCGCGCATGGCGAGCTCCTGCTTGAACCGGTCCATCGGTTTGGCCGGGAGATTACTTGCTGACATTGCTCAGTTCCTCTTCGAGATCTTCAATCATGAGTTCAATCGCGCGCTCAACGGTGGCGCGCAGGGTGGGCTTGAGCGGGTGGCGCTTGGTGAGGGTGCGTAGCTGTGCCAGCAACTCACGGTCGACCCGCATCATCACGTCGTCTTTTCTAATCGTAGTGTACTTTATCATTTTGACACCGTAACTTTCTTGTAGCCGGAGCGGGCACCGTAGAAGTTACCGATCATCTCGGCGGTGATCTCAGTGCCGACCGATGCCTTGATGGTGCTGATCGACAGCTTGTGGTCGCCGCACTTCACAACGGCTTTTTCCTGAGACGTGTTCATCTTCTTCATCTCCTCGATGCTAAGGGTCAGAAGCTCGGTCTTTGCTGCGTCCTTCTTGGCCTTGGCCTCCTTCTCAATCGCAGCGTTCTCCAGATACGTCTGGAACAGGTGGGCATGCTCCGTGGTGAGCGTCACCTCAGACATCGGCACGAAGTCCAGCAGGCGAACCACTGCTTCACCATCTTTCTCGAAGTCGACCGGCGGCTCCTCGCCTGCCCGGACGCTGTCCCAGAACTTCGCGACATGAGATTTAATTTTCGAAATTATTTCCACACTGCGGGGAACCTTCATGCGGCGTGGCTCGTTCCGTATCAGCGCAATCAGCCAGCCATACTCAGCATCCGTGCAGGCCATCTGATGCAGAACCTGAAGGACGTAGTTGTCGGGAGCGCAGGTGATCGTGTCACCTTCGTACTCCCAGCCGTCGCCGTGCGCCGACCACTTGATCTCGACCGGGTGGCCACCGTCTGTCTGGAAATCCAGCGATGCGCCCATGCCGGGACAGTCATCCGCGGTATAGTAGTCGACGACCTTCTCGATCTTCATATCCCAGCGGTGCGCCGCCCAGTTAGCGATGCCGCTTTCGAGGAACGTGCCGGCCTGAACGGACTTATTGTCCGAGAGATCCTCAGGCGGCAGCTTGCCAGACTTCTCCATCCACAGCTGCCAGAGCGTTGTGAACGGCGACATGTCGAACAGTGCCGCGACATCGCTTGCGCCTATGTGTTGTGATCGTAGCTCGTGCCAGTGGGTCTGGTCACGGACAGATAGTGCTCCCATGTATGCCTCCGGTATTGTTGTTGTGGGGTTACAGACATACCGCCGTCTACGGTTTTATGTCAAGCCCCTTGTAAACGTCGTCGAGAGAGCGGGCTAAAATATAAATACCACCGCGCCTTTCCCATGCGACCTGCCACGCAGCCTGCACCTGACGCTGCTTACCGCGCTGGGCTTTCACCTCGATGGCGAACGCGCGACCGGGGGTGATGACGCCCAGCAAGTCCGGGGTTCCCTCCGGCGCCGACTGAATCACGCGGGCGCCGCCGTCCAGAGGGCGGAACTTGCCGACGTTGATGCGGAACATCATGATTTCCATGCGGCGCCCCAGAGCGAGGCGGATCTCGGCTTGAAGTATTGCCTCTTTCATTGCAACGTCATCCCTTCCGTCTCACCGCTCAGGCATTCCATTGCGGCGTTGACCGCCGCAGCCATCGCCACGAAGCACCTGCTGGCCTCGATCTCATCAATGCCCCGCTCTTCCTGCCACTCATCCAATGCCCGCAGCAGACCAACTGACAGCGCCTGTATCAGCGACAGAGGGATCAATACCGCATCTGGCCCTGAGTCGTTCCCATCGTCATCTTCCATATCGCTGTCCTCTCTTCTTCGGTTAGCCCGTTCGTAGTGGGAGCATTGCGCCCGCCCATCTTCTTCGCAATGCGCGCAGCCTCCTGCCCGCAGATGACATTAAACGCCCAGTGCGTCGGGTTCTTATACCCACGCTTGCGCGCGACGCTGGTCAGCACCTTAAACTTATTCTGAATCATGCCTTCTGGTGTCGCGACATTCTCCTCACCCTCTCGGGCCATCATCACCAGATCGCCATCGACGTGCTTCACGGTGCGTGGCTTGACCGGATAGACGTGACCGCACACTGGGCAGGTGGGGCTCGGCCTGTGCATGGCGAAGCAGGCGGTGCATGTCCGCACCGTCTCTGCCTTGTCACCCTTGCCGCGTCCCTGCACGAACCCGTCAGCCAGCGACCACTCGCGGTCGTCGTCGATGAACCCGTGCCGCGCTGTGTTGCCAGCGTGGTCGAGGATGATGGTCTTCTCCTTGTCAGGGTGCGGCCTGATCGCGCGTCCGCACTGCTGCAGGTATAGGCCCAGAGACTTCGTCGGGCGCAGCAGGATCGCCACCTCCACCGCCGGCAGGTCGAAGCCCTCGCTCACCAGATCACAGCTGGTCAGCACCTGCACCCGGCCCTCCTCGAATGCCTTCAGGACGCCGTCGCGTTCCTCTTCGTTCATGCCCCCGTCGATGTGGCTGGCCGTGTAGCCTGCCTCCCGGAAGTCTTTGGCCACGTCCATCGCGTGCCTCACGCTCACGCAGAACGCGATAGCCTTCTTGCCCGGCGCGTATTTACCGTAGTGCTTGACCGCGCTCCCGGTGATGACGGTCTTCACCATCGCCGCCTCAAGCTGCTTCTGCACGTAGTCGCCCATGCGGGTGCCGACGCCGCCCAGATCCGGCGCGCTCGGCGCATAGACGATGGCGTGGGAGAGGAACCCCTGAGCGGTCAATTCCGCCACCGTGGGGCCCATCACCATGTCGTCGAACATCTGACCCAGCCCCTTGCCGTCGAGGCGCTCAGGGGTGGCTGTGACGCCAAGCAGGCGCGCTGTCGGGAAGCCTGCCACGACCTTGCCCCAGCTAGACTGCGACGTGAAGTGATGCGCCTCGTCCCCGATGATCAGATCGAATGGCTTCATACCCTTCATCCGCTTCACGAGTGTGAACACGGAGGCCACGACGACGTTCGCCGTAGGCACACCCCGGTATCCCCCGGTCATCACAGCATGCGACACGCCGACCTTCTTCAGCGCGCCACTGATCTGCTTCAGCAGTTCGCGGCGATGCGCCAAGATCAGGATGCGCTTGTTGTTCCGCGCCATGCCGGCGGCGATGTATGAAAAGATCACGGTCTTGCCGCTGCCGGTCGGGCTGACCAGCAGGGTGCGCCCGTGGCCAGAGCGAAAGCTATCGCGCACCGCCTGCACGGCGGATTCTTGGTAATCTCGAAGCTGCATTGTATGTCCTCAGAGGGAGTGGCAGACACCTTGGCCCGGTCTGCCAGCGGGGGGCGACGTGCCGACTCTCCAATTACTGGAAAGTCTTCCCGGCCCGTCCAAGTCAGTCGCGCGGATGGCGCATATTCGCATTCTTCATTCGCATGACCAAACCTCAGCGGATCGCTTAAGGCTCGGCCAGCCCTTATCGACGGTAAAGCTACGCTCTTCAAACAAAAGATCATTCGTTGGCACGATGGTCAACCGATCATTAATGGTGCGGATGAACATAAACTCTTTACCTTGACTGGGCTCATGCGTGAACGCATCGTTCTGCGGCACCGCCGTGAACAGATACTCGCCAGCCTCGCCGCTCTTCACCCGCACCCGTAGCCCGTCCAGATAGTCATAGACCAGCAGCGAGAAGTCCGTGCCGTAGCAATCCCAGATCTGCGCCTGCGGCAGCGTCCAGTCGGTGCATGCCGGATCGGCGCTGAAGCTGATGGCGTGGGGTGGCAGGCCACGATAGAATGCACCGCACTCCAGCATAACATGACACCCCCACGCGCGGCCCGGATGGCTATGTAGGCCAAACCAAACCGCCGGTTCGTATCCGGCGCCATGCTCACGCAGGAATGACGAGTCCACCCACACGTAATAGTGGCGCGGTAAAGATCCGCTGGAACTACTCATGGTCATTCGCCATGGCTCATGCCCCCTCGATCTTCAGTGGGCAGATACGATAGCCGACGTTCAGCACAGTGCCGTTGTCGTAGCGGCAGAAGTGATTGCCGTTGGCATACCACTCAGCGACGAGGTAGCTCGCCATAGCCAGCGCCGGGGTGGCGGCGGTCACTGCAATCACAGCGGCAATAATCAGTTTCTTCATGCTCTCTCTCCTCATTCAAGACGCCAAACGCGGACGCCATGTTCAGCGTTACGCACAACAAACTTACGACTCAAACGACGACCAGCGTGTGACGCAGTGCTGCTCATCGAGCGCAGCTTTGCGCCGTCAACGAAGAAGCTCTGACCCACATTCAGTTCGTTCCAAGGATACTTCGCCCGGCGCTTGCGGGGCTGCCGCTCTGCAGGGATCTCGTAACCATCTTCGATTTTAAACGTCATTCTGTCCTCCGGTTTTTTGATATTCTAAGGGTTCTACTCACAGTTTCAACTTATAAATCACGGCGTAAGCGTTCTTCTTTGAAGATTTTTTCAGCCTCTGAACGACTCACGCCATACGTATATGCCAACTCGCGCGGCTCGCGCTTCATCAGCACATCATCAGGCCAATCACGCACCATCTTACGCGCTAACTCCTGACTGCTAACCCTCTTCATCGGTCCCATACCCCTACTGGCCACTCTTTTTTTGGTATAAAAATTGCACGCGACATCGTTCCCTTGAAGTAGACCGCGTTCTCACTCTTCTTCGCGGCAGGATGGCGCAACAGCACGCCTACCCAGCCCTCGTGATAGACCGACGACTGCATAATTCTGTTCAGTGACGTGATGCTCTGGCCAATCCACACCCCCGTCGGAATTGCATACTCGCGCTCAACCTTCAGTCCGTAGCGAGCCAGCGTGTCATCTGCCACTTTGAGATGAACGTCTGATTGTTCGTCCATTTTGAAGCAGATCATCAGCAGTTCCCCAAGAGTCCGATCCTGCACGCCGTGCAACGTCTCGACCCGAACCGTCGCCTGAGCGATGTGATTCAGCAGCACCCGGTCTTCGCGCTCTGCCTTCACCTGCAGGAAGTCTTCGAGGTTCACCGTGGCCAGATACTTCTCGCACTGCTTCATATCCAACAGCTTCGTGCTGTAGAGGCTGTGGCATCCGGCCAACAGCGTCCCAATCTGGTCGCCGATACGGCGGTTCGCCAGCACCGTGGCAATCGTTTCCTTGAAGACCACGATGTTGTGGCGCAGCGTGAACAGATTCTCCAGCTGCCTGCCCAACAACCGCTGCGGCATGTCTTTCGGAATCGACAAGGCCAGAGCGATGAAGTCCTTGAAGTCCTCTTCCCTCTTGCGCCGCTCCTCTGATGTGAACGAATCCAGCGGCCTGATCGTCAGCACCGCGGTGCGCGTCAGGTCGGCAGCCTCCTTCAGCCCCACGCCAATCGACGACATCAAGAACGACGACCGCATCGTGAACGACTGCGCCTGATGGTTCGCAGACCCCTTCAGGATCCGCCCCCTGCCCTCGCTCGACGACTGCCGCATCAAATCCATCACGGCCTTGCGTCGCGCCGCTGACGCTATCTTGTTTTCTTTCTCATCGGTCTCCGCCTCGTCGAACACCACCGGGATCGCGTCATTCTTTACCACCTGCCGGATGCCAGCCTCGGTCGTGGCGCCCAGCGGATAGATTGCCATGTTCCCAAGGCAAGCGCCGGCCACCATGTTCACCACCGTGGACTTCCCCGAACCCTGATTCCCCGTCACCCACGCATGCGTTCGCCAATCCAGACCACCGCACACAATCGCCGTCGCAATCCAGCCAGCCAACAGGTCGCCGTGGATCTGCGCCTCCCAGCGCACCTTGTTGCACAGTTCGCGGATCATGCGACCATCGTCGTCGGTCGCGCGCGCATCGAACTTATCAACGTCCAAAATCAGGTCGTGACCCTTCGTGTAGATATAGCGACTCTTCACTCGGACGTGTGACACCTCCCGCGTATCGCAACCGGGACGCGCCACCAGCAGCCTGTTCCCTGAGTTCAGGATAACCCTCGACCCCTCCCTCTCGTCCAGCCACACGCCCCGCCCCCGCATTCGGGCAGGATCATACACGCCGACATCTTCACACTGCCTGATAACCAACGAACCAGCCTCATCCCAGTCAATGCTTTTGGCGTCCGTTTTCCCCTGCAGCATCGCCCAGTGGTTTTTATCAGCATAGATCGCAAGACACCCAGCCTTCGTCCGCAGGCGGTCCAAATGAAACGGGAGCACCTGCTGCCGGTTCTGTAAGTGAAAATAATAAACGTCGTGGTCATATCCTAGCGGTCGCCATTCACGCGCGGCCTCCTCGTCCGGATCCTCAGTCGCCTCGGGCAACGCAATCGCCGCCTCCGGCACTGCCGCGCGCTTCAGTTCCCGGCGCAGGATGTCCGTGATCTGCTGCGGCTTCACCTTCAGCGGCAGCGCATCGGCCAGATCCCAGCCGTCCGGAAACACCACGCTCAGCGTCACAATCGACACCGGCACACGCTGTTCACCCAGTATCTTCTGTATCTCCAGCGCCGCCTCGATCCCCGGCGTGTCGTTATCCGGCCAGACCACGCAGTCGTGACCAGCCAACAGGCTCCAGTCCGTCTGATCGACAGCCTTCGCCCCGCCCTGCCATGTCGTGATTACCCAGCCCTCAGGCACATATTGCGCTGCACCATCGGCGGCCTTCTCGCCCTCGACGATCAGCACGGGCGCGGTCGGCGATGCCGCCAACAGGTCGCCATTATACAGCGGGCGATCCTTGCCGAACCCGGAGGTCAGGAACTTCTTGCCGTCCCAGACAATCGGCCTGATCTCTTTGCGCTTCATCGGCGGGTTCCACCGCGCCACGGCCCCGAACGCAGCACCATCAGCCATGCGGTAGATCCACATCGCATCCGGCTCCGGGCCAAGAGACTTCTGCAGCGTGTCCGGTATCACCACCGGCTCAGGCATGGGCGTGACAATCTCCGCCTTCGCCGTGATGTCCTCAGCAATCGCCAGCGCCTTCAGGTCTACCTTACGCATGGCTCAGGCCCAGCATCTCGGCGAAGCCCTTGATCGTATCTTGCAAATTATCTCCGAACAGCTTCATCGAAAGATCAATCATGTCGCCCTTCTCGCCGGTCGCGAAGTCCTTCCACCGCCCGGTGCTGAACGATACGCCCAGCGACGGGTTGCGGTCGTCGCGCCACGGCGCACACGCCAGATACCAGCCGCCCTGACGCTTGCCGCCCGGCAGCCAGTCACGGCACAGCGCCTCGATGTGAGACGGACTCAGCCGATCCTTGATGTCACGGATGGAATACGACCGGGCATTGACGGGTGCGGCGGGTGAACGAGGGGGAGCATGCCTCCCACCGCCTCTGTGGTTTTTAGGCAAGCCTTGGACAGCGCCACAGTTCCCGGTCGTCATTGATATATTATCCCTCTATCGCCGCGCCGTCAAACGCGGGATGGCAATGCTACAGTTTCAAATTGAACTGACAAGCCTGCCAGCAAAATTATTCTTTAACGTCACCACGCGGCAAGCTTCTGCCCCGTCCGCGCCTCTACCGCGCGGCGCAGCATCAACGGGGTTAATCCCCACATCCGCATCGCTGTGCTGTAGTGCTTCACCAACTCCGCAATCTCAGCGTCAACGGTGTCCATCTCAGCCTTCAACGCATCGCGCTTCTCGAATGTCGCAGCCGCAGCCGCGATCACTTCATGCTCCGTCATGTCTTGTCCCCTCAGTGCTTCGCCGCTGGCCGCATGCCGTATTCCCGGAGCAAGTCCAGCGCCCGCTCCATCTCGGCATACAGGCGCCCCGGTATCATGCTGTCGTCCGTATAGGCGTCGAACGCATCGACCAGATTGTCCAGCACCCGCAGCACCCGGCCAGCATCGCGCGCCGTCAGGTCGCCCTGCTTCTCCAAGTGCATCGCGCTCACCAACTGATCCCGCGAGACCGAAGTTAGCAAATCACTCAACTGCCCCCACGCATCCGTCTCATCCTCGGCCTTGATGCCGAAGCACAGCGTAAACTCATGATGTTTCATCATATTTCTGATTCCCAGTCCAAATCGACAGACAAGCTCTCAATCGCCAGCCGCAAATCCTTCGGCAGCGCCGCCGGGTCTACCGACACGCCCAGTATCTCAAGCTCATCGATCTCAGCCGTCTCATGCACAGGCTCCCACCATGATGGTGAGCGCGGCACACCGTAGTCGGCGCGCTCCATCTGGCAGATGAACGTCACCCGCAGGTCGTCGCTCTCGTATGTCGCAGTCGCAATCATCTCAGTCACTCCGTTACAGTGGTGAAACTGCGCGTCGGTATCAGCACCACGCGCTCAACATCTCGGCTGTCGCCCCGGTCGTAACGACCGCCAGTGGACACGGTGTGTTCAACCGGCACCTGAACGATGCCCAGTTCATCCGTCCACTGCACCGCCAGCAGTGCGTCAGCACCCCTCGCATCTATCGCACACAGCGCATTGTATTTATGCTCACTCAGCAGATACGTTTCGTATCGCGCGCGCTCATTCCTACGCACCTTGATCTCGACGACACGGGGCCGCGGCCGGCAGCGGAACACAGCATCGTATGACGCGAACGGGTCTCGTGGCGCCGTGGCCGTCAGCCCGAATGCGCGCTCCAGCTTGGCGATGACGCCAGCCTGATTGGCGCGATCCGCATCGCTCTCATAGACGGGTCGCGTCATTTCTCCCCCGTCAGATATTCGAGCAGATGTTTTATTGCCTCGATGTCTTTTTTGTAGAGTTCCTCGTCTTCGGGGAGAAATTCAAAAGAATCTATGTCCTTTTGCAGCATGGACAAATGCTCCCTTAGCCACGCGATGGTAAAATCTTCCAAGGTTTCCGGTTTTATTTCAATTATCATTAGCCTTCCCCCTCCTCTGCTTCAAAAATCCACTGCTCCGCGCTCGGCCATTCGCCACAGCCGGACAGTCTCTCGATCCACGTCCAGCCGCTGCGCCACTTCCTCATTGCTGCGCTCTGCCAGCGCCGGAAATACCTCAGGCACCGGGGTTCCCCGCGCCACCACCGCCTTCACCTGCGACAGGTGCGCCCGCGCTTTCTCAGACAGGCGCACAGGCGTGAGCCGCTGCCCATCCCACCACATAAAGCGGCGGTCGTGGATGATTACTCGCTTGCCTGTGCTGATCTTCACCAGACAATCTCGCGCCTGATGCCCAGACGATAGTCATGGAACGGCGAACCATCGCGCTCCACGTCCGCATCATCCTCGCCTATGCGGGCCATCTCCCAGTGCGCCCGCGCCGTGTCCTCGTCCGCCTCAAACGCCCGCTCGAACGCCTGTGCGGCGGCCAGCGCCTGACCGACGAACACGTAGTCGGCATACCACTTCACATCGCGGTATGTGACCAGAACCATGTCCTCCGTCTCCTCGACGTGGCACCACTCCTGCGGCCAGTGCCGCTCCAGCCACCCCTTCACCGTGTCGCGCGGATAAAACGCGAACGTCACATCGCTGCGGTATCCCATGTTATTCACTCCCCTCTGCCTTGTTTATCATCTGCTGCACGTCATACAGCAGCCGCGCCGCCCTGTTCGGCTCCATGCCGCCATAGCCGTCGGATTCGTAATCCGCATACCGATCCAAGAATTCGGCGCACTCGGCCAGCAAATCCAGTATTTCGGCCATCATCAGACAATCTCCTCTGGCGTAGCGAAACCAAACATCGGCAGGAAAAAGAACGGCTGCCCGCGATCACGCATGACTGCCGCGCCTTGGATTTCGTTAGTGGCCCGTGCGGCGTCCCATGCGGCGGCCCCTGCGGCGGCCCATGCGGCGGCCCGTGCGGCGGCCCATGCGGCGTCGTCCCCTGCGGCGTCCCATGCGGCGTCCCGTGCGGCGTCCCCTGCGGCGGCCCCTGCGGCGGCCCATGCGGCGGCCCGTGCGGCGGCCCG